CGAGCCGATGGCCGACAGCGCGGTCGGCACCAGCAGGATCGCCGGCATGATGCCGATCGGCTTACCGTCGCCATCGACCTGGTTCATGAAGGTCACTTCGCCTTCGGTCAGTCCGTCGATGGACAGGACCGTGCCGGCCCCTTCGATGTAGTTTTTGTTCGCCGCCGTGAAGAACGCGCTGTTGGCCAGAAAGGTCGACCAGAACACGTCGTTGATCTTGAGACCCGATCCGCGGCCGAGCTTGCGGGGCACGGTGGTGATGGCGCCGAGGTCGTCGTTGATGATGTCGCGGCGGTCGATGGCCAGCACCAGGCCGTAGGTGTCGGCCCGGTTCTCGTACTTCTCCTCGCCGAGCGTGCCGTGCTTGAGCTCGCCGCCCGGTGCAACCTGTTCGTACTGGTCTTTGCCCACCAGCCGGTAGCTCGTCACGGTTTTGAAGTCGCTGACGTTGCGGACGGCCGTGATGTTCCGCCAGGTCCGCTCGACGCTGAAGAACCCCTCGAGCAAAAACTTGTTGGCCACGTTGGAGAGGATGCCGCCGACGTCGATAGTGGAGAAGCCGGCCTCTATGCCGCGGCCAAAGGCAAAACGCAGTACCGCGCGGTAGTCGCGGAAGTTACGCCCGGTGTAGCCGTTGGCCCAGGCCGCTTCCAGGAGCAGTTCCTGCAGGCCGATGCCGCCTTGGAAGCGCTTGGCTGCCAATTCGAGCGTTTGCGGCTCATAGAGTTCTTCGACCTGGGCTAACTTGGCAGTCAAGAAGCAAGCGGCTTCAAGGACAGTGCTGGTGATCGTGGCGTCCCGGCCATGCACCGTCGGCGTCCGCGGCCGGCTGGCCCGCAGGACTTCCAGTTCACAGCGCGTCGCATCCCACCCCTGGCGGATGGCCTTGGCCTCAATCTCGGAGTAACTCCCTGCGCACAGCTGCCGAATCTGGGCGATGCGCTCGACCTCCGCAGCTGCTTGGGCGCGAATCTCATCGACCGGATTGGCAACCGCGACGCGTTGGGGATCACCGTCGTGGCGAGCTGCTGGGGCGGCGTCCGTGTGGTTTTCGGCGGACGGGGCTGCCTGCTCCTCGTCGGCGGGAGGCTCGGAGTCGTTGGCGGCGGCGTTGGCGGCAACCGTGGCACTGGTCTGCCCGTCGGCGCCCAGGTCGACGAAGCTGATCTCGCCGAGCGTCGCCTTGCGGACGATGTTGAGCGGGCCGGTGTGCTCTCGGCCGTTGACGATGGCCTTTTGTCGCTCCTTGACGAACTCGAACTCGTCGACGCTGGCCCCCACGGACGCTTGCCAGGGGAACCCGTTCTTGGACGAGATGACCACCTCGCGCGCGGCCGCTGTATCGCGGGAAATGACACCCGTCGCCACGAGCTGCCCGCCGTCGATGCGGATGCTGTCCGTGTGCCCGACGCCGGCCGTCGGATCGTGGCTGAAGCGGATCGGCCGCGACTGCGAGGGGATCGCCAGGCCCGCCAGGTCGATGATCACCGGGTAGCGCCAGCCGGCAATCCGCATCGGCGCGCCGGTATAAGCCACCATGCGAAAGCGCGGCAGTGCGGACGCGGAGCCTGCCTCAGCGGCGGAGGCTAGGTCGATCACCGCCGTCGCGGTCAGTTGCAAGGTGCTGGGCACGCGCGGGGCCTCAAGCGGCACGGGCGGGCGCGTCTTGTTTAGCGACTTCGCCATCTTCTTCCTCCTCGGTGTCTGCGGTCGGCTGAGCTGCGGCAGGCGTCAGGCCGAGTTCGGCCATGAGCGCCAGCTCCTTGGCCCTTTGCCGCAGGGCCTCTTCCCAGTCCCGGCCTTGCCGGGCGTATTCGTGAGCCAGCGTGGTCGTGTGGTTGGCCAGGCGCGTCGCCTGGGCGTTGGCTTCCTTGGCGGGATCGACGTGTTCGTGCCCGTCCCAGAACCATTGATGCGTCCAGTCGGCGAACGGGTCGAGGCGGGCGGGCAGAAGGCCCGGAATCAGCGTGGCCTCGTCGAGCCAGGCGGCGAGGATGCGGTCCAGGACAATGCATTCGAGGTGCGCCTGATCGACGCGGACCGCCTTAAAGTAGGTCTGGTGGTCGAGTCGGCCGGAGGCGTAGTTGTAGCCCGACGAGTTGCCGGCCGCGACGTTGAACGGCATGTTCAGGCACCGGGCGATCTCGTTGAGGATCTCTTTCTTGAACTCCGCGTAAGTCGTCGAGGGCTGCTCGGCCTGAAGCTGGCTCATCTTCCAGCCGCCGGGCATGGTGACCAGCGCCCGTTGTTCGAGTTCGATCGGCTCGAACGGCTCGGCCGCTTCCGACTCGCCGCCGGCGGGCGCGTCGGTGTAGAGGATGCCCGCGAAGTCGGCGGCTGTCTCCGCCGCCGCGATCACCGCCAGAGTGAACCGCCGCAATTGGGCAAAGAGCGGCAGGGCCGGCATGATGTCGGGAATGCCGCGGGCCTGGCCGGGCCGGTCGGCCCGAAACCAGTGCAAGACGGATTCGGCGGGGACGTGGTCGTAGTCGAGGAACCGTCGAGAGGTCTCCCCAGGATGCTCTCGAAGCACGTGGTATTCGACCGGGTTGCCCGCCGCATCGAACACGATGCCGTCGATGGCGTTTCCATTCGGCGCCTTCAGGTCCGGCGTGCAGACTTGGTCGGCCTCGACCAGCCGAAGATCGAGCTGCATTGCCGTGGCCAGTTTCGGGTTGCTGGTCAGAATGGCGAACGCCTCGCCGTCCTGCGCTCGGGCCATGCGCATGGTGCGCAGCTTCTCGGCCAGGCTGACTGCTTTGGACCAGCGGGCAAACTCCTGTTCGATGCGGCGGTTCGCCTCGGCGTCCTGCGTGAGCATTTGCAGCCGAGGGCCTGTGCCAATGGTGTCGTTGGCCAAGGTCAAGACGATGCCGCGGGCGTAGCTGTTGTTGGCGACCTCGTAGCGGGCCCGATTCCGAAGAACGCGCCGCACCTCGGCGCTGTTGGCGGCGTTGGCCGACAGGCCGTCCGCGTTGGCCCAGTGCCGGCGGTTGTCCTCATTGGTCACCGCCGCGTCGTAGCGGGCACGGAGCATCCGCAGGGCGCGACGCGGTGAACGCGCCGGCGCCTTGGTCGCGAACAGATTGGACAACCAGCGGAACACTCAGTTGACCCCCGGCGGCACGAACTTGTTGAAGCGAAGGCCACGCTTTTTCTGACCGGCCGCTTCCTTCGATGCCAAGTAGCGGTCCGCCTCGATCTGTTCGTCGAGCTTGTGCTGCTCGACCGAGCCGGCGTCGCCCGAGGCCTTGGCCGGCCCCTGGGCGTTCTGGCGGATCGTGTCGTCGAGTTCGTCGGCCATAAGGAACGCTCCCCCGCGCACTGGCGAATGCAGCCCTCTACAGGAAGAGCTTTCCAGTTGGGGAGCGAATTGACGCAGGAGGCGGCGAAAACGAGAAGATCGTGCTACATCTAGCAATGCCGCACCCGGTCCGCAGCGGGAAACGACTCGAAGGTCACCACCTTCCGTCCGCAGTGGCGGCAGACTTTCCGCCGGCGGATGCGACCGTCGCGGAGCGGCTCGGTGTTGGTGGTGTAGAAGTGGCGGCAGCCGCAGCGGGGGCAGCGGAGGCCAAGGTCATTCCTGGCCGGTCGGGTTCCGGTCATCGCCGCCTCCTCTGCTGCATAGCGGCGAAGCTGAGACGCTCGCGCTTGGCGGGAGCCTGGCCGTCGGTGCCCGGCAAGACCACGCCCTGCATAGAGGCCGCCACGGCGCAGCCGACCAGACAGTCGAGCCAGTGGTTGTCGCCCCGCTCGGGGCGCTGCTTCCATTCATCCACCGTACGGCCCCGGCCCTCGGTCTTGACGCGGTACTCGGCGGTCAGGTGCTCCGCGAAGAGCCGGTGCATCTCCGGCTTGTCGCCGAACAGTGACAGGCAGCCCCGGTCACCCATCGGCACAGCCAGGCGGGCGTGGACGAAGGACTTCCAGTAGTTCGTGTCGTAGAGCGCGTGGCGGACGGCCCGCTTGCCGTGGACGTTGGGGACGCGCCAGTTGTGCCCGACGCGGTCGCCGGGCCGGCGCTTGTACTCGCTGAACGGCTGACTCGACGCGCCCACGAACCGCCCGTGGCTGGGCATGACGACCGAGGCGTGCGCCGACTGCCGGCAGAACTGGTAGACCACGTCGGTCGCCGAACCCCAATTGGCGTCGATCAGGCAGCGCTCGACCCTCAAGTCGGCCCCGTCGTCCCGCCGCCAGCCCTTGCCGAGGAGGTTGGCGGACAACGTCTCCAGACCGGCGTAGATCGCGCCCTCCAGGCCGCTGGCCCTGGTGACCGCCGCGAGCGTGAGGCGGGCGTCGCGGAGAGTGAAGTACGGCCGCTTCTGGTCGGGGAAGGTGCCGTAGTCGAGGACGTAGCCGGTGAAATCGTCCTCCCACGCCGCGACCACGAAGAAGAGCAGGTTGGCCTGCACGTCGATGAACATCGTCAGGTGGTTGCAGCCGACCGGCACCTCACCGCGCTTCATCCGATTCAATTTGTCCGCGATCTGCTCGGCGGTCAGCTCGTCCGCGTCGGCCGTCTCCTCGGGCAGCGGCTCGTTCTGGTACTCGGCGAAGAACGCAGCCTCGTCCTGGAGCTTGAGGTTCATCGCGTGCTGAATCGCCGAGAGTTCATCGTGATTGAACCGCTCCGGCCAGGCGATGACCGCCCCCTCGTCCATTGCCTCGCGGTTCTGGCTATAGAACTCGGTCGCCTCTTCACCCGCGTTCCCTTGCCGCATGCTCTCGGCGCGAATCTCTGCGTAGCGTTGCCACAGCTTCTCGTTGGTCGGAAAAGAGTAGACCATCTTGGTCCGTTCGCCGTTCCACTCGGGGTGCTTGTCGCGGTTCAAGATGTTGTCGGCCATGTCGCTTGGCCGGATCACGGTGCAAGGCATGATCCCGCTGATCTTCTTGCCGGGGCCGGCCAGGCCGAGGACAGCGCCGGCCAGGATGCTCTCGCGGGTGGCGCATTGCGACAGCGACCGCGCCGACTCGTCGGTCTGTGGATCGTCCAGGACGACCAGCGTCGGCCGCACCGTCTTGCCGTCGGCCCGCTTGTATTTCATGCCGCGAATGCGCCCGGTAATCCCCGCGACCTTGATGATCGCGCCCGACGCCTTGCTGCCGGGAATCGTCGGCAGCACGATCTCGCGCGCGGTCC